ATCTCCCGGGCGGCGGCGTCGGCGTCGACCTTGCGGAGCTTGGCGTCGTAGACCTCGACGTTCGGGCCGCCCGGCTCAGCGGGCTCCACCCGGATCATGATCAGGTAGACGGCCTGCGTGATCGCGTCTCCGCCCGGCGGGTACCGCATCCCCCCAGTCTCCGTTCTCCAGGTCGACCAGCGCCCGCGCAGTGTAGCCGACGCCGTAGACGCTGTCGAAGGCAACGACGCCCCGCATCTTCTTCTTGGCGCGGCAGACGATGATCGAGATGATGCGCGGCCCCGTGAGCGGCCCCCCGCCGGGGTCGCCCCCGTACAGCGTCTCGAAGAGGCGCTCCTTGGAGGCCGGGGTCCTGCGGTCGAGCAGGGTCGCGGTGACCCTGGCCTCGTTGGGCGTCAGGCGTTCGCCCCCAGCGCGCAGGGCTGCGACGATGAGGGCGTCGTACTCCATGCGCTAGGCGAAGAGCAGCTCCAGCTCGTCGTCCCCGTCGCCCGTCACCGCAGCGAGGGCGCCCTCGATCTCGTAGGTCCTGATGTTGTTCCGGTTGCCGTAGCCGATGCCGGTGTACTGCACGTTGCGCGCCAGCATGTCTACGACGTTGCCCTTGGTCGTGCCGATCTTGGCGTGCCACTCGATCTGGTTGCCCGCCGCGAGGTTGGCCCAGAACGGGTGCGTCGCCTCCAGAACCGCCTCCGGGTCGAAGCCGAGCGCGGGCTCGCGACCCACGATGAGCGAGCCCTGGAAGGAGTTCGGCTCGTTCACGCACTCGCGCGGCTGCACGTCGTTCGCGATGTCGACGGTCCAGGACCCGGCGCAGAGGTTGACCACCTCGCCGAAGTTGGCGTCGTCGACCGTGAGCGCCGCCTGCTCGACCTGCTGCGGCTTCTGCGTCTCGAAGACGGAGCCGCTCGGCGTCGCCACGTCCGCCGGGGCGACGTAGGACCCCGTGAACGTGAAGTTGAAGGTGCCGAAGTTGCCCCCGGGGGCGTTGATGTCGAAGGTCCCGCGCGCGCCCGTGAGCTTGTGCAGGAGCGACTGCCCCGTGTCGTCGGGGTAGTAGAGGTAGAGGGTCAGGGACTCGAAGTTCTCGGAGCGCGGCGTGTAGAGCCAGCCGGTCGGCCTGATCCAGAACTCGTAGACGTCGCCCGCCTCGGGGGTGTCCGACAGGAAGTCCGGGGTGACGCCGACGATCTGGGCGCCCGTCGTGTCGTGGAGCAGGATCTCGACGGCGTCCGTCAGGGTGACCTCGTCGGTCCCGGTGTGGTCTATCAGCGGGAGGTCGGAGACCGCCGGGGAGGTGAAGTTGCCCACCGCGACTCCCGAGCCGCCGCCGGTCGTGATGCGGAGCGTGATCTTGCGCTGCCCCGTGCCGACGTAGGCCGTGGTCCCGGTCAGGTTGAACACGCCGACGTTGGCGGCGTTCGACGAGAAGGCGAAGACGCTCTCGGCGGGGGTGTCGATCTGCGTCTCCAGCATCCCGCAGCCCCGCAGGAGGACGCCGAGTCGGGGCGACGTCGCGCCGGACGCGTCCCCGTTGTTGCGAACCTCGTGCTGGAAAGTGATCTGCCCGATCTTGCGCCCGACCGCGCGCGCGTCGTTCGAGAGGGAGGTCCTCACGTTGTCGCGCTCTAGGATCGTGATGTCGGGGGCGAAGTCGGGGTTGATGACGAGGAAGGCGTCGTTGACGTTGTCCGGGTTCGGGTCCTGGTCGAACGTCGCCTCGATCTTGGCGAGGAGAAGCGCCTTGTTGAAGAGGATGGTCATCCGGTGGCCTCCTGGGGGACTTCAGGTCGGCGTGATAGTAGCGCCTCGGGGGTCTCCCTGTCGAGCTTCACTTGCGGTTCAGGCGGATCTCCGCGACGGCGTACCGGGGGACGTAGACGCGGTGCCGCTCGGCGCACGCCTCTACCATCAAGCCGCCCCGGCCCAGCAGGCGGTCCGCGATCTCCACGAAGAGGCGGTTCGGCCTGAGCGTCGCGGGCATCTTGGACATGATCTCGCGCGGGTCCCGCTCCGGCAGGTCGCGGCAGGCGAGCGCGTAGGCGGCAGCCCCGGAGCGGGACACCCCCGCGTGGCAGTGCACCAGCGTCGGGACCCCCGGCAGGGCCAGGAGCGCCTCGACGTGGCGGTCCTTGGGGCCGGTCGGGTCGAGAGGGTTCGACGTGTCGGCGACCAGGACGACCTCGTGCCGGTCCGCGTGAAGCTCCGGGACGAGGGCCTCGCTGTGAATTAGCGTCACCGCCAGCGCCCGCCCGCGCGACCACTCCGGGGCGTCGGCGAGGTTGGTGACGACGACGTCTACTGCGGCGAGCACGCGCGCAGCCTCTCCAGGCACTCCAGGCAGCGCCGGGCGTCCGCCGCGCCGTAGCTCTCGGAGAACCGCGCGGGGCAGCTCTCGCAGCGCGCCAGGAGGGCTTCCTTCACGCCGTCTGCCTTCGGTCGGGGCATGTCGGGTCTCCCGCTAGTGAAGTTAACTTCTCCGATCACGGGAAGCTCCCTACGTCGGAGCGCGGGTCGTTCTGGTCGTGCTTGTAGCGGACGTTGACGAAGACCGCCCCGGTGATCTGCCGGTCGGTCGTCCCGTCGACGTCCAGCTCGTTGCCGACCTCGACGACGTTGAGCACGGTGTCGTTCAAGTATATGTCCTCGCGGACGCGGCGCTGGATCTCCCCGAGGACGCGGTTGCCCACCCGGGAGGGGTCGGCCTTGGAGTCGACCAGGGCGACGAACTCCAGGATCACCCGCAGGGTGCAGTCCATCCACCCGACCTGCGCGACCTTGCTCTCCGTCGTGTCGAAGACCTGGAGGACGTAGCGCTTCTTGTCCGCCCTCGCGCCAGCGCGCTGCCGGAGGACCAGGGACCACTGCACGGTGTAGGGGTCGCCGACCGGGAGCCCCTCCTTGACGTCCTCGAAGATCTGGACCAGCCGCCGGACGGCCCTCTCTCGGACGGTGACGTTGGGGTCCTCGGCCACCGACTACCTCGCCTGGGCGGAGAGCACCCGCTCTATGCTGGCGATCTCCTCCATGATGAGGTCGCGCTCCCGGGTCAGCTTCTTCGGGGCGACCTCGCCCTCTTTCTCGTACTCGTGGATGGCGTGCTCTACCTCGTAGAGCGCCCGCTTCTTCTTGAGCAGGAGGTCCGCGAGGGACAGCCCGGCGATCTGGGTAACCGCCTCCAGCCGCCGCTCCAGCTCCCGGGTGCGCTTCGCGTGCGCCGCCGACATCCTCTCCGCGCGCATCTCTGCGGCGGCGCTGATCTTGTGCTCCAGCGCGCGGGCGTCGAACGCGACCTTCTGCTCCAGCGCCAGAGTCTCGGAGAGCCACGTCCAGCGGTCGACGCGCATCCCTATCTGGTCAGCGAAGCTGTAGATCCCCGCGAGCCCCATGAAGAACGCGGCGACGAGCCCGAGCCCCGCCCTGAAGGAGAGGGGCTGCGCGCCCGCCTTCTTGATGCTCTCCACGACCAAGTCAGTTGCCCAGCACCGCCACGATCTTGGCGTGCAGGATCGGGCGCACGTCGAGGTCGAAGTCGACGGCGATGCGGTCGAGCATCGCGTCGGTGATCTCCTGCGCCGGAGAGTCCAGCGCCGCTACGTCCTCGGCGGGGATGCCCGCCATGTCCGCCCCGACGCAGATCGAGACCGACAGGGAGCCGTCCTCGGCTCGCTCGACCTGGACGGCGTCGCGGAACGGGTCGTCCTTCTCGATGTGGGAGTCGTCGTACGGGTCGCGCCCGTCGCGCGCCCGCGCGCTCTCGGGGTAGAAGTCCCGCGTGTTCATGAGTCCCTCCGAAGTTGACTTCAGGACAGCGCGTCGCGCCGGATCTCGCGGAGCATAGCATCGACGGCGCGCTCTACGAAAGCACTAGATACGGTTCGGAAGGTCAGGCCGACGCCCAGGCGCGGGGGGATCTCGACGAACTGCTTGGGCTCGCCCGGCCCGACCAGGAGGTACAGGGGGACGATCCTCCTGCCGACCTCGCGGCGGAAGATTAGGAGGTTGCCCTTCTTGGAGCGCTGCACGAAGGTCCGGTCCCAGTCGCGAGCCCGCGCCTTGATCGGCGTGCCGTCGGCGTTGAGCGCGGCGGGGAGCGGGACGGTCAGGAAGGCGGCCCGCTTAGGTCGGATGACGGCCCCGAACTCGTGCGCCGCCTGGACCCGCGACCCCCGGAGCGCGGCGTCTATCTTGGGCAGGAGGTCGCCCTTGATCTCGATCCCCTCCAGGAGCCCCGCCGCTATGCCCGACGAGCGCCTGGAGAGCGTCCCGGGGATGACCCCGGCGGGCGACGTCCCCGACGGGTAGGGCGTGCTGTGGCGCTTCTCCAGGGCCGCCACGACCCCCTCCATGAAGAAGCGCAGCTCCTTCTTGAAGGCCGGGGCGCCCGCGTCGACCGACGAGCCGAGCCGCTTGGCGAAGGCGTCCAGCCCGTCGAAGGCGCTGTCGAAGCGCTTGCTCCCGAACTGGAAGCCGACGTTCATCTCGACCACGGCTACCCCCTCGCGAAGGGCTTGACGGCCTCGGGCCTGTACCGGATGTGGGACCCCAGGATGGCCCGGATCTGCTGGGCGGTGGTGTCCTTGTCGAGACGGACCTGGTTCTCCGTGCGGAGCACCGGGTCGGCGTCGATCAGGACGGTCGCGCGGAGGAAGGCCAGCTCGCGGAGCCACTCGGGAACGCCCTCGTAGACGTCGTCCGAGTTGACGAACAGCCCCGCGTCGTAGGTCACCCCGACGTACATGGCGTCGAGGAACAGCCCGTCTATCGCGACGACTCCCTCCTCGTAGTCGAACATCAGGTGACTCAGCCCGTCGGAGAAGTTAGCGAGGTCGCGGCGAAAGCTCGGGTCGTCGAGGTGGGCGGGCAGCGAGGCCGCGAAGACCTCGACGCCGCCCGTCAGGTCCGGGTCGACGAGCCCCATGCCGAGCATGAGTTTGACGTGGAGCAGGGGCAGGTCGGAGAAGAACGCGCGCCCCTGCGTGTCGAAGAACCGCGAGGTGCGCGACCCGACCGGGGCCTGCACGAAGTTGGTCCGGTCGATGCGGAAGACGTCGCGGACGCCCGTCACCCGGTCGAAGTCCATGCGGAGGTCCGAGCGGAGCACCTGCGTCGCGGTGCGGAGCGCCCGCTCGATGCCCTTCTCCAGGTCCTCGGTCCTGTCGTAGGCGAGCCTCTCGAACATCTCGTCCACGGACAGGAGGAGCACGGGGTCAGACCTCTTCGATGGTCACGCCGCCGAGCGCGCGCTTCTCGCGGGCCTCCCCGGCGCGGGTGTTGGCGATGTCGGAGCCCCTCGACCGGCGCTTGCCGAGCGGGCGGTTCTTGCGCTTCCCGGCCTTGGCCTCGGCGATCTTCTCCGGCCCGGCGCGCTGGACGACCCGGACCTTGCCGTCGTCGCTCTCGGTCTTGTCGCCGTCCTTCTCCAGCTCGTCCAAGATCTCTTGAGTCGTGAGCCGCTCGCGGTCGGGGTCCTTCTCCCGCGTGTCGAGCAGGCCCGCGTCCTCGGCCTCCTCGCGGGAGAGGTCGTCCTCTACCGGCACGAAGCCGTCCTCCGGGGCGTCGGGCACGAAGTCCTTGAACTGGCCGGAGCGCACGAGGTGGTTCCTCATGCGGGCGGTGACCTCGACGACGTCGCCTCGGGAGATGGTGATCCCCGCGATGCGGTAGCGCAGGGCCTTGGTGAGCTGAACCGGATAACCACTCGTCTCTGCCATAGGGAACCCTCCTTGCGTTCACCTTCTGGTGGGGTGGCGGAGGGGGAACCGGGGGGAGGAGCCCCCTCCGCCGACGACCGCTACGACCGGGGGTGATCAGGTCGCGGTCGCGATGTTCGTGTACTGGACGACCGCCTCGTCCTCCTCGATCTGGAAGTCGACGCGAGCCGTCAGCACGACGATCCACACGCGCTGCGTGATCTCCTTCGCGAACTCCATCAGGACCTGCCGCTGTATGCCCAGGATGAAGTTGAGCGGGTTGGAGAGCAGGCCCTGGTCCTGCGGCATCAGGTCGACGCCGAGCAGCGGGACGCCGAAGCCGAAAACCGGGTTGCGCGCCTGGATGTTCGCGTCGCCGAGGGCGGTAGCGCGGTTCGCCAGGGTGTCTCGGTACTCGATCTCGTTGTTGCGCGAGATCATGTGAGTCATGGCTCCGAGCTGGCGCTTGTACTGATCGGGCAGGGTGATCAGCCCGGATTTGAAGAGGTCCTTCGTGATCGTGCCGCCCTGGTGGTCGACGATGTTGCCGCCGCCGTTCGCGGTGACCAGGAAGCCGTCGGTCAGCGCGAGGTAGTCGTCGGTCGACGCGGTGTCGCCCTTGAGGCCCAGCTCCTCCAGGTCGAGCGCGGCGCGCTCGGCGATGAGGGTCAGGATCGTGTCGAGGAAACCGCCCCCGGCGGGCTGGCCGGACGTGCCGGAGCCGTCGACCTGCTGGCCGATGCTGCCCCGCTCGATGTTGTCCTCGACCACGTCGTAGGGGATGCGGACCTCGGCGATCACCTCGTTGGTGTTGAGCTGGATCTGCTCGGTGACCGGGGCCGACCGCTCCGACTGCGTGAGCGCGACGCCCGAGACGCCCGCCCGCAGGATGCGGGAGGCGAACTGGATCTTGTTGATCTTGCGCTGGGGCGCCGTCATCTCTACGACGCGCGCGACGTTGATGATGGAGGGCGCTTCGATCAGCTTCCTGATGAACGCGTTCGACTGCTCGGGGTTGAGCACGCCGCCGTTCGTCTGGAGGTCACCGATGACGAGGTCGGCCTTCGCGAGCAGGGCCTGATTAGAGTTCATGTCCAGATCTCCGTGGTGGTTGGGCCGCGAGCCGACCTAGCTGTTGAGCGGCTTGGGCCGCGCGTACGCGGTGTCGATCAGCGCGGGCACCCTCTCGGACTTGGCGACCCCGTTCTGCGCGGAGACGGGGTCCGAGGCGGGCTTGCCGCCGACGAGACTGGACATCTTAGCGGCAGTCTCTGCGGACTGCTTGGCGAGCGAGGACACCGTCTCCGCGAGGGAGGCGCTGCTCTGCTCCGACTTGGCGACCGTCTCCGCGAGGGAGGCGACCGCCGCGTTGACCTTCTGAAGCTCTCCGGCCAGGACCGCCGTGACGTCCTCGCCGCTTTTGGCGTCGCCCTTGGCGTCGCCCGCCGCGTTCGCCTTCGCCAGGGCCTCTGCGGCGGCCTTGGCGTCGTCAGCGGCCTTCTGGACCGGGTCGGGCGCGCTCGTACCGGCGCCGGGCTTCGCGCCCTGCGGGGCCTGCGGGGGCTTCCTGCCCCCCTCCGAGCGGAGCAGCTCGGCGGAGAACGCCTCCGGGGGGACCGCCTGGGCCAGCGCGACGAGGTGCTGCTGGAACTCCGCGACGGCGGCGCCGATCTCGGTCGCGAGCTGGTCGCGGTTCTCGGCCTTGTTCAGGATGTTGGAGATGGTCGAGTCGAGGAGCTGTATCGACATGCCGATGCCGGGGCGGAAGCCCTCCTGCGACATGACCTCCAGGAAGGACCCGGACTCGAAGTTCATGCCCTCGAACGCCTTGGAGATGCCGGTGACGGCGACCGCCACGTTGTCGTCGACCTTGACGATGGTCGTGTCCTCGCCCGCGCTGTCCGCGCCCTTCTGGGCGAAGATCACGACGCCGTCCTGGGACTCGTCGGGCTGGTCGACGGAGAAGCCCCCGGCGACGATGGCGGGCTTCAGGGCGTCGAGGTCGGCGCTCTTGCTGACGATCACCGCCACGACGGACGGGTCGGCGGGCGCGGCCTTGAACACCTTAGAGAAGCTGTGCTTCGCGAAGTTGAGCATAGAGTTGCCTCCGGGTGGCTTGGTCCCTCCAGGCGTCGGCGCCTCGATCTCGGCGCCTGCCTCGGACTTGGTGATGCGGAAAGGTACACGATTAGCCCCGTGCCGCACAAGGGCGACCTTTTCCACGTGGACGTCGGACAGCTCGTGGGCGTCGACCTCCTTCTTCGAGGTCTGGCTCTTGATGATCACGCGGCCCTCCCCTGGTCGGTTGGAACGAGGTCCTCCGCGAAGGAGTACCTGTGGACGTGCCCCTCGGCGACGTCGGTGACGGTGCCCCGCGTGATGCGGTGGGCGTGCCCGCCAGCGCCGCCCGGGCGGGTGGTGCCCCCGAGGAAGCGCCCGTTCTCGTCGAACTCTACGACGAACTCGTGGTCGTGCCCGTCGGCGATCAGCGTGCGCCCGGTCAGGACGCGCTGGATGTTCATGTCGACCTTCACGGCCTCGCGGTTGCCCTTGCCCTCGAGGGAGAAGCCGTTGATCTCGCCCTTCTCGACCAGCTCCCACAGCTCCGCGTTCGGGATGTGCACTCCGAGAACCCACGAGCCCTCGATGAAGTCGGGGTCGCCCTTGCGCACGACGAAGGACTCGACAACGACGGTCGCCCTCGCGTCGTCCTCGTGCTCGACGTTCATCTGCTCGACCCGACCCTCAGCGATGAAGCGGTGCCCGGTCTTGCGGATCTCGTCGGCGGTCATGAAGTCGCCCTCGGAGTCGAGGACCATCGGGACGTAGACCTCGCCCCAGACGATCTGGAGCGCGGCGTCCGTCTTCTTCAGGCAGACGGTCAGGTCGTTCTTCTCCATCTTGCGCGCGCCCTCGAAGGTGGCGAAGCAGAACGCGAGCCGCTGCTCCTGGTCGGGGAAGTCGGAGCGCGCCTCGGCGCTCGACATGCACCTCGACACGAAGTCGTCCTCCGACTCTCCAGGTCGCGGCTCCGGCATGGCGCGGGATGATAGCGCCCGCGCGGCGCCTTGTGAAGCCCGAAGTTAACTTCGGGCTGAAGACGTGCTATAGACCGCACTGCCGGTCGCGATCTACAGCTCAGAGGAGGGGAACGCCCGTGAGCGCAGCAGCAGCGATACTCCTAGCCACCATCAAGGTCGTCCAGTTCGGCTGCGTCTCGGGCTACGACGCCGACAGGATGCTCCGCGCCGTCTACGGAGACCAGCCGCTCAGGGAAAACCCCGGCGTCGACCCGAGGAGCGGCCACCGCGTCGTGGTCGAGCACTGGCAGGATCAGGAGGAAGATCGGTACGTCATAGTGCAGCGCTATGACAACGGGCTGGTGTGCTTCATCACCTCTGGAGCGGGTCAGCCCGGCTCCGGTCAACCTACCTAGTACACAAGGAGATAAGAGATGGAATGGTTCGTGGTTGTCGTCTTCTGCTCTTCCGTTCCCGAACCCTGCACGCACTACGAGATGCCACTTACTCAGCCGGTCACGAGCGAGCAGTGCATCACCGAGGCTCTGGGTGTGTTCGACGAGGCCGAGGCGTTCGCGGTGGAAGCCAAGGCCGAAGATTGGGAAGTCATGTGCGTCGTGAGGCGCGCCCCGCCCGCGCAGTGACGCCGAGCGTCGCCCCCGACGACCTCGTAGTCAAGATATACCTGGAGAGGGACCTCCTCCTCTCGCCCCAGGAGGCGGTCGTCTTCGACGTGCTCGACCGGGAGCGAGCCGCGACTACTCGCCGCCTGATAAAAGCGGTCTGGCCCGCCGGTCCCCCGAGAGCGGCGGGCAGTCGCGTCCGCAAGATCGTCGAAGCGCTGCGCCGGAAGGTCGCGCCGCGCGAGATCTACACCCTCTCCGGCGTCGGCTTCAGGATGTCCCCGAGAGAGGCGTCGGCCTAGTCGCAGTCGACGCGGAAGTTGGTCCAGAGCGCTTCCCAGGTCGTCGCGTCCCCGCCCGTGAAGCGGTTGTAGGTCTTGGCCTCTACCGACGCGCCGTAGACCTGCACACCGACGACGGTCCCCATGATTATCACGAAGCCCAACCCCATCTGCACCAAGTAGCTGTTCGCCAACCGGGGCAGCCACAGTCTCAGCCACGCTATCATCTCGTCCTCCTCTTCACCTCGGCCCGCACCTGCGAGGCCCACCCGACCAGCGCGACGAGCGCAGTCGTCCCGAACGCGAGCGCCGACAGGAAGACGTAGCCCGGCCACGGCAGCGCCAGGGACGCGACCATGAGCAGCCCGCTCGTCGCGAGCAGGGGGACCGCCACCCGGATCGCCAGCACCAGAAGCCGGGTCGGGTGCAGCGGTCGCTCCGACCTAGTTCCCACCTTCTCGGCGACGAGGGTCCCCGCCGGGGTGAGCGCGTAGACCGGGACCACGCGCGGGCGGCGCCCCGCCCCCGAGATCTCGGTCCTCGCCCAGACCATCTTGGCGCCCGCCAGCCTCTCCAGGGCCTCGCCCAGCTCCGCGCAGGTGACGTCCCGCCCCTCGACTGCGGAGACCCGGGACCGAAGCTGCGCGCCCCCGGCGGGGCCGCCTGCGGAGAGCGTCGCCAGGACGGCGCAGTCCAGCGCCAACTTCTTTTTGTGCTGGTTCAATTCCCCTCCTCCGAAGTTAACTTCGCGCGGGCTCGTCGTCTCCGCCACCTCGACGACGGCGACGAACTCCGCGTCCCTCCGCCTCCTGATCTCGCGGGTATACCCGGCTTCGCCTCTCTTCGTCTTGTACGTGTTCGGCGGTCTCGTAGCCGACAGCCCTTACGACGGCGTCCATGGCGTGCGCCGTCCTCAGCAGCCCGGCCCGGAACAGGCGGTCTCGGATCATCGGAAGCTCCAAGCACAGTGCGCAAGCCTGCTCCATTTGCTCTCGCGTCATCCTAAGCATCTGCTCTCTCCCTCGTGATCAGGTCACGCTCCACCCGCATCGCCCTGCGGCGAGGCGCAGCCGCTTGATCTCCCGCTCCAGGTCGTCGACGACCTCCGGCAGGACCCTCGGGTCGTAGTACGCGCACCCGCAGATCTGGCAGCTGTACTTCCCGCTGTTGGCGGACAGGATCTTGGTCGCCCGGGACCCGCAGTCGGGGCAGGTCCGCCACGTCGTCGTCCGCTTCGGGCCGCCGCGCAGCTCGCAGTAGGGGCAGTCGGGCTGAGGGCCCTCGTAGCAGCGGTCGTGCCCGCCCACGCAGACCCGGGCCGCCATCAGTTCACCTCCTG